AGATCGTAAAAACTTACAATTCGATAAAATTATGACCTCACTTGCAAATCTCACGCTCGCCGTAACCAACTTGACCACCGCCGTTGCCTTGATCGGCCCGCAGCAGCCCGTAACCGGCACTGACCCCGGAGCGACTGCCGACCAGGTGAACGCCGCCGCCGCCGCTATTGCCGCTCAGACTGCCATACTCACCGCGACGTGCGTCATCCCGCTTGCTCCTGCCAGCTTCACGGCTGTCAGCGCTGGTTCGGGCAATGTCTCCTTGAGCTTCACCCCATCTGCTGGCGCAACCAGCTACAACGTGAAGCGTTCCACCACGACTGGCACGGAAACGAATGTCGCTTCCGTTCCCGCTCCTTCCTCGACCACGGCTCCGGTGACATTCACCGATACCGGATTGACCCCTGGTGTTTATTATTACGAAGTCACGGCGGTCAACGCCGCAGGTGAAAGCCCGGTGTCCCTTGAGGTCACTGTGACGGTCTAATCCGCCGTTTGGGATTGCCCCCCGTCCAAGGGATGGCAGAACGAAGCCCGCTTGCAGGAATGTGAGCGGGCTTTATTTCGACTTCAAGGTCAAATCCGCACGAATGGGATAGGCTTCACGCCTCAATAAGCTGCCCTGCCCGCCAGAACTCCCTTGCCTTCTTTTCGAGGTCATCCTTCCAGCGGTTGTCCTTCTCGTCGTTCCGGCTGCTCTTCGCCAGATTTCGGATGACGAATCCCTTGCGTCGGGCCAGTTCCAGGCCAAAGGAAACCGCATCGGCCTTGTCCGGGCTGTAACCGTTCTTCGCCTTGAACAGCTTTTTCGACTCGATCTCGATCCGGTTCTTTCCGACCATGCCCCATTCGCGCGCGCCGAACTCCATCATCACGTCATCCGTCATACCCCTCCATTGGCCGGCCAAAATTGCGAACCTCACAGAGTACCACAACTCAGTGACGTATTTTGAGTAGTAATCCTTGCAGACCACGTCAATATCGGCGCTCACCTTCTTGTCGCTGGCGTTTCCACCTGAATCAATCGAGTGGACGGCGGTTGACCACAATCGAGAGAAGGACTGGACAAGAGCCGTCCTCATGCCCGCGTCGAAGATAAAGTTTTGGGGCGGGATGCCTCGGCGCTCTGCTTCCGACATGACAAACTTCACGATTTGATCTGTGGGCGGTTCATCCAAGCCTGAATCCACTGGCACCAGAACGGTGTCCACCAAGGCAACGATTTGATGCCTTTGGTTGTCCAGTGTCGGCTGATTTACGAACTTTCCCAAAACCTCCACCGAGTTCAACGGCGTACTTTCCTCTCCGAAGTCCAACTCACCCATGATGCAACGGTCGCCGCCAACTCCGCCATAGGCAGCGTCCAGAAACAGAATTTTCGTGATGTTCTGGTTGAGCCAGATTGGCTCATCTTTGGCATGATGCTTGAGGCATTCCTGGCGCGTGATGATCCTTCGAGAGCCTTGGCCGCGAGGCATACGGCCCTCGTTCATCATGGTAAATTGGAGCGAGTTTCGGCCAAAGAACGCTTCATCCCGATCCATTGCCTCTTGTGTAATCAGGTCGCACCCGAATTTTCCGTCCAAGTTTGGGGAATCGCTACCGACGAATTGAAGACAGCAACCGTTGGGACGCCGGGTTTCCCATTCCTTTGTGCCGCCTTGCTGGTCGATGCCAGCATCCCACCCTCCTCTTTCAAAGGAAGGCTCTGCCAACACGCCAAGGGCGTCTGTGGTGTCCTTGGGGTTTCCCATGCCGATGCACTTGAAGTCCGGGTTCTTGTCGAGGTTGGAAATGGACGTGACGAAGGAGGCCGGAAGGAATTGCAACTCATCACCGATCAGGCGGACGTGCTTATTCTTGAATCCAACAAATGAAGGCAGGCTTACTTCTCCACGACGATTTTTGACGGGCATACCGCAAAGCCCGTTCCTAAAGTCACGTCCCTCTGTTATAGCATCTTTATCATCCGTGACGATGCGGTAACGGCCTTCTATCAGGTGGCCTGGGATGCCCTCAATGCGTGATCTCACGTCCTTGTGGAGCATCTTGATTTCACCGAATATGCGGTTTTGAAGATTCTCGATGGTGTCCGAGCAGACGATGATGGTGGTGCTGGACGGGAAGCAGTAATAGTCGCAAAGGACGGTTGCGGCAGCGGCGAAAGTCTTGCCGGTGGAGGAAGGCCCGATGACTGCAATGGTCCGGTGGGTCAGATATGCCTCGACGTACATCTCAAGCCACTTGTGCCACCTAATCCACGGCCAAAGCTCCTTCATCAGCGCCTTGAAGTGGAAAGCGAGGCCGTTTCCGACCATGCCCTTTCCGTTGGACTTCTTCCACTCGCCGCCATTCTGCACCATAATCATCTCCCGCGTCAGAGCGGTCATCTGGGGGTGCCATTCCGTGTTGTACATCGGCACCTTGGCGTTGAGTGGATCGCGTTTTGGCATCTGGACAAACCTGCTTCACAGGACTATGATTGTCAATATGAGACGATGCTGCAAACAGTTTGAAGACGCGCAAGGGCAGGGCTTAAATTCGTAAAATACTTCTGCGAAGAAGCATGATTATTTTTTATGGCCGGACAATCAGACCCGATTCTAACGCAAGGGCAGACGGACTTCTCCGGCGGGGTCAACTCGGTGGCCGTTCCGACCATCGCCAGCGACAACAACCCGAACGGCCTTGCACCCAACCAGCTTGCATGGCTCGTCAATGCGACCGTGAGGGATGGCGGGATCACGCAGCGGGCCGGATGGAAGAACAAAAGCAGGGCGTCGGCTCCGTCAGGGATCGCGGCGAATTTGCTTGCCAATAGCGGTTACGTGTTTGAAGCTGCTGAATTCTATGAACCAGACGAGGGTAATCTGTATATCATGGCGGTCATCGGTGGAAGCATCATTCAAATTGACCCCGACTTCTCGTATCCTCCGGTCAACCTCTCGAACCGATTTGGACTTTACTTTCCAGACGGCTCCAACAAGGCATATTTCGTTCAAGCGGAACAATTCATGGTCATCCAAGCTGGCGACGGCGTTACCCTTCCGTTTTTCTGGGACGGGGAAAACCTTCGTCAAAGCAACGGCATCACGGGGACGCTGACTAGGGGAACACCGCAGCCAGCGACATTCCAAATCACCGTAACGCAAAGCTGGACGATTCTGGCGAATGGGAACGTGTCGGCCCTCATACCGTTGGCCGCGCCGTACCCTGGACACCTTGGGGACAATCTGATTCTTACGACAACCGCTGGCGCAAATGTTGGCACATTTCGGGTTGTTGGAGTCACACCAACTGGCATCTACCTGCTGTCTGTCGGGGTGACGGCTGGCTTACAAGGCCCCCCAGTTCCAATCACCTACGTCTGCCAGTACACAACTCCGGGATCGGTCGGAAACAGCGCCGAGCCGGTCATCCTCAGCAACGCTTTTTGGAACATTCCGGCAGTTGGAAAAAATGGCACAGTCCAGTTGACGACGCTCTATTTCGGAAGCGTCGGAGATACGGTGGAAATAACCGACCTAAACTACCCTGCTCTGGGATCAAAGGATTACGGCAGCTTCACGGTGGTTTCGTTCGATGCTGCATTCAACTTGACGCTCAAATGTAACAGTTCTGCGTATGGCGGCCAGAACATCAGTCAGGGAGACTTTCTGTTCACGGTGACGGCTTTCCGGTCTTTCAGCCAATCCATCACCCCAAACGGTGCCAATGGAGCGGCTCCCACGTTCACCATTCCGGCAGTCACAGGAACAATTCAAGTCTTTTGGCCGGCCTTCGACGTGGGGTACAAAGGTTCTGTTTTTGACATAGTGTCATTGACCGTGCAGGGAAATGTTGCAATCGGGCTATTTCGGGTGACGGCCAAAGACATTTATTTTGACGGCGACCACGCCTACCCCTACATCATCTTGGAAACGATTTCAGTAACTAACACGGCGTACATCGGTGTTGCTTATGCCAAGTTCACCTTGGCAGTTGTTCAATCACCATACAGCCCAGAAGTGGTGGCCTTCAATGCGGGGTCATGGACGATCCCGGACGTGGGGAGCAGCGTCAGCATTCAACTGGTGTATGAAGGCTCGACTTTGAGTCCGGCACTTGGCCCGGCCTACCCCGGAAACGTGGGGGACACCATCACCCTGACCCATGTTCTCCCGGCCTACCAAATCGGAACATTTCTGGTGACTGCGTTCGATGCCAATGGTGCCATCACCCTGAAAACAATTTCCACGAACTATGCCAGTACGGTTTTTACAGGCGCGAACACTGCGGAACTGGCGATCACTGACTTGCCGTCCACAACCGGCACGTCCATCAATGAAATTCCAGCCGCTTTGCAAATGATTTATTACATGGGTCGCATTTTCTACAATGACGACAATGTGACAAACGCTGGCGACATTGTGGGTGGCTATTCGGGGACATCGGCCTACAACTATCTGGACTCGGTTTTATGTGTCACAGAAAATCCATTAGTTCTTGGAGGTGATGGTTTTACACTTCCAACGCAGTCAGGCGAGATCACGGGATACGCGGAGCCGAACACGATTGACGCATCGTTGGGACAAGGGTTGCTCCTTATCGGCACGCGCAAGGCCATTTACGCCATGTCGGTGCCTATCACCCGCAAGGACTGGATCAGCGCCGACAGCAGCCACCAGCCGCAGATTGTGGAGGTTCAATTCGATGCTGGTTGGGTGAGTGACACGGCCAAGGTGCTCATCAACGGGGACGTATATTACATGACGTGGAAGAAGGACATCCGTTCACTGATTCAGGCCACACGCCTGTTCAGTGAGCCAGGCAACACGCCCTTGAGTGCGGAAGAGAGTCGCATCTTGCAGTTCTCCAACGCGAGCCTGCTCAGTTACGCCAGCGCCATCAATTTCGACAACCGTCTCTTGATGACTGCGTTGCCGATGCAGACGCCTTACGGTGTTGTCCATCAAGCCATGCTGCCTTTGGACTTCACTCCTATTTCATCAGCCAGCGCGAAAAGTCCTGCCTGTTGGGAAGGACATCAAGAGGGCCTGCAAATCTTCCAATTACTTGAGCAGGACTTCAACGGAGTTGACCGGGCATTCGCCATCACACTATCTGAAAATCCAGCTTTGCCGGGAGCAATTGAGCTTTGGGAATTGACTGAGGATGACCAATTTGAAAATGAGGGGGAAACGAGCGAATCCCGCGTTTCTTGGCAGGCGGAATTTCCGGCACTTGAATGGGGAGACGTCACGCAGTTAAAGAAACTGGTCAGCGCGGAGCTTTGGGTTGACCGCATTTTCGGCACGGTGGAGTTCTTGGCGGAATGGCGTACTGACGGTCAGACCTGCTGGAACACGTGGGCAAAATGGAAGGTGTGCAGCGCACGCAACGCCAATGAGTCCCCCGGCGTTCCGGTTGCCTACCCGACCGAATACGGAGAGGGCTATCGGCAGACGATGAGCCTGCCGAAACCGCCAGAGACTTGCGTGCAAGGAAGCGAACGGCCAGGAAACATCGGGTATCAGTTCCAAACGCGCCTGACCATCACCGGCTTTTGCAGAATCCGAGGCTGGTGGCTTAATGCCGAGTTGCAAAGCCGAAAGCTCTACCAAAATATGATTTGCTCCGTGAAGGACTTCGTGAGCAACCTTTTGAAATGGTGACACCATGAGCAAGCCTGCGCAACGCAAAAAGTGGCGGAAAAACCCCGCGTTCAAAGACGCTCCTTTCACTATTTGGACTTTTCGTTTTGGTTGGAATAAACTACTCAACATAGGTCCACCACCAAAAATCAAGCCCCAACTGTTAAAGGAGTTCCGTGGAGGCAAATGGAGGACGGTCAAATGCTGATGCCCT